TCAAATTTTCTAAAAATTTCTGTTAACATTTCCATCTCCTTCTCGCCTGACATATGCGTTTGTTTGGTGTTTTACTACAGTTTATATTGTGCATTTTAGCTTGTCCTGCACTTCTTGCACAAAATGATTTTCTCCTTTTGGCTGCTTTACTGCCAGGTTTTACTTTACCTGTTACGGCTGTTTTAAGTTTACTGCCTGGATTCATACGACGATAAGCCTTAACACCAGCTTTTGTCATACCAGCACCAGCTTTTGTGGGCCTAAAATTTCTTTTGTTGCGAGCAGGCATGCCTCCCTTTGAGAAGCCTACCAACTCATTTGTATATTGTTCTACTGTAATATCCATAATTAATCGTAGTTTTTAATAAACTCTGCAATAACTGTGTAAGTATTACCAGAATCAGCTGCACCTGGCACGACAAAGTTTACATCACTTTGGTTTGAATTAGATGAAGTATTAGCTGGTATTCCACCAAACTCTCTGAAGTCCCAATAACCTGTATCGACTAATGTAACGATTGGAATATCACCATCTGAGTCTTCGAAGTCTAATCTAGCAAATGAATCACCACCATCACCATTAGCACAAGACCACCATATTCTTTGTGGGCTTACTGTGGTGACTGACTGTCCATTTGTGTTTGCCGCAAGAGCGGATACATCAGCAAAAACTGTTGTACCACCTGTGCCATCGGATTCGTTTACGATTTTAATGACTACTCTCTTATCATTTTCTTGTAAGATTGTAGGTCCTGTTACTGTATCTGCCATAGTTTCCCTCCTTAATTAAGAAACAAAGTGCCTCCGAAGAGGCACCAGTTGTATTACGCATCGTAGCCTTTTAATTCAATTAATAATTTACCAGCTGTATAATCTGCATCTGTTGCATCACCAGTAGTTAAATATAAGAACTCGTCAGCAGCAGGTACGGCTGTAAAGTAAACTTTACTACCTAATGTTGCGTCTCCAGCGTTGACTAATAATGTTTCTGTTAAGTCACCGATAGCTCCGTCTTCAACTCCTGTACCCTCTGTAGCAGAATGCACGTTAATATCTGGATCTCCACCAGCAGGTGCCTCAAAACACTCCATGCTACCTGTTAAGATAGTGCCGTTTCTTGCAGCTGTGATTTGACCGATGTGACAAACTAATGATGTACCGTTAACACCAATGATATCACCAGAACCTGTTGATCTTAATCCTGTTAAATCAATTAAAATTTGTGTAGTAATAATACCACCACTTTGCATGACAGAACTTCTATAAATAGTTCCTGTTCCTGTGGTAATACCAGTGCCCGCTTCAACAGGCATAGTATTGGCATCAAAAGATGCTATACCACTAGAGTCTATGCTTGATTGTGTTGTAAAAGCACCAGTTGTTGCATTCTTACTAACGACTGTAAAACCGCCCTCTGATCTGACTGGTCCCGAAAATGTTGAATTACTCATAATTATCTCCTAAATAAAAGAATACAGTCTTTAGGTCGTCGACTATAGGCGTCTGTATTCATATTTTCTATAGTAATTTAATTATAACCAAAAAAAAGGGGGCTCGTAAGCCCCCTTCTTGTTCCCTCCAAAGAACTCTTTACGCAGCGCCTGGAGTTCCGAAGATACCTCTTGGATCCGAGAATCCAAATGAATATCTTTCTCTTGCTTTGAACCTCACGTTACCTGTATCGAAGTCACCTTCCATAGCAGTTTTGATTGGTGCTCTAACAAACTGTTTTAGTCCATTAGGTGCATCAGTCATGATGAAGAAAGCATCGGTGTCAGTTAGATAATGGTTAACTCTATAACCTTGTGGGATCATACCCATTGAAGCCATAGCGTTGATATCATTATCGGAAGTACCGACACGCTGTGGTGATTTAAGAATCCTTTCCGCTGTGAACTGAAGTTCCTTAGGAATGATTAATTTAACACCTTGTAACGCAATTTTTAGACCTCTTTCGTCAACAAATGCAGCAATGTCAATTAATGATTGCTCAATTGATGTCTCTGAAAGGTCAGATGCAGTTGATAACTCGTTACGGAATGTACCACCATTGGTTAGTGGATGGTCTGTAGCACAAAGCTCTTTTCCATCACCACCAGTGAAGCTACTGTCAAAAGCATTATTTAACACGTTCGCAGCTTTCACTTGTTTAGTGTTTGCCATGGAACGAGCTAACGCTCTTGTGTAACGACCTGCAAGCCTGTCGTATAAGTTATCTTCAATTGCTTCTTCTGTAATAGCAAAAGCCATTGCGATAGTTTCATGTGTGTACCTCGCTGTGAAAGCTTCGTTTGCTTGGTCGAATGATACGCCAGCACCCTCAGATTTTACAGGAGCCGCAGCGAAACCTGATAACATGACTTCTTCTTCGAACGCACGATCTGATGTTTCAGACGCAAAGATTTCAGCATGCTCGTTTTCATAGCGGTTGTACTCTAAGCCAAAGAGAGCATTTAAGCCAGGCTCTAACTCTTTGACCAATTGGGATCTTGATATAGCCATAGTTAAACCTCCTTAAGCTAAGCCGGCCCCTTTCTGGCCGAATATGTGGTTTTGAATTACGACTAACACATTAGTATTTGCACTAGAAACATCCGAATTATTTGGATCTCTAGAAATATCTATAGCCTTGAGTGGAAGGTTTGCAGTTGTAGCACCTGTGGTTACATCTAATTCAGCTCCAGAAATACCTGTTGTGGTGCTTCCAGATGATGTATACACAATATCAAAGTTACCAAATAAATCAGCAACTGGGAATGTGTCATCAGCTTGAATTTCGAAAATAGCCATAGGGTCATCAATTATAAACGCTTCAATGTCAGAGGCATTTGTGCTCGCCGGATAAAAATTGGAAAAAGTTTCTTTTCCAGTGGTAGGGTCTGTAAAACGACAACCATTAAAAACACCTACAATCGGAACAGTTCCACCGTCAGCGTGTACTTCTACACCACCACCGGTTACTTGAGCGACCATGTCGCCTTGGAAAATTGCTGTTCCGTAGTTTGCAGCTATTCTATAACGGTTTTGCACGTTTGTTGCAGGTCCACCAACTCGACCTACCAGACGCATACCAAAAGCAGAATCTTGGTTTGCCATAATAATAACTCCATTTAAAAATTAAACAAATGTGGTTACAAAAGCTAAAAAATTAAGACTTTCTGTTACCACCAAAAGTTACACGAGACTGTCTGTCGATATTTACAGGCATCTCTGGTCGTTGTTCCCTCAAAATGTCATTATCAACGGCATTTACTTGGTCAACAGTAATTCCACTGAAATACTGTTTGCGTTGCTCTACAATTTCTTCAGGTATCCTTGCCAACACAAGGCCACCAACTCCGATAAGTCCCTGATACTTGCCTTCATGAATAACTGGATACTCGTGCTCACCGATTTCATTGTGCACTTCCTCTGCTCTAACAAACTCCCATCCTTCTCGAAGTTTTTTAGAAACATTAGCTGTATCAATAAATCCAGCACTTTCTACCCTAATCCACCTGTGACAAAATCCTTTTGGTGCAGGGGGTGCATCTAAACTTGATGGAGGAGCCCAAGGCTTATTACGAGTTTCAACTCTGGTTTCTTGAGTCCTGCGTGAGGTTTTTTTCTTTACATCATCTGTCATATCGTTACTCCTTCACGAATTTAGCGTATTCTTCTAGTGGCACCCCTAATTTTTTAGCTATCGCTACTTGTGAACGGGTGAGTTTCACGGTTTTGCGCCCTTGCTGTTTACGCCCCGCCGAGGCAACAGTTTGAACGGGTTTTTTCTCCTCAACCTCAGGTTCGGGAGATGCAAACTTATTTGGAAAATATTCCTTAAGTCTGGTATCTACTTCATTGTAGTATTCGTCAGACTCTGAGTCAAACCCCTCCTTGACAAGTTCGTTATGAATTGCAAAAGCAGCATTAGTCATAACTTCATCTGTGCCAAACCATTCATTTTTCTCTGCCCAACTTTGTGCTTTTGCACTAGGCTGTGGTTGAGTAGTTTGCGTTTCTTGAGGTGGTTTTTTTGTTTCTTCTGTTTGTGCTTCCTTACTTTTTTTAGCTTCTTCCATTTCAGCTAAGCGCATTCTAGCTTTTTCTTTTTCAACTGCTAGCCTTGTTAACTCATCATTTGCCTCAACTATTTTAGCTGAGTCATTAGCTTCAATGGCATCTTGCAACTTGATTCTTACTTGCTCTCTTTGGGCATCAACTCTTGCATCAAACTCTTTCACAAAGCCTTCATCTGATGATGCTGTTTGTTGTGTGGCCGTGTCATACTTTTCCTGTAAACCTTTAGCATAATCTATAGCCGCTTGTTCACGACGCTCTGCTTCACGCATTCTACGT